TGTGCCGACAGTTAACAAAGGAGCAGCGAATGGAGCAGTTATCGGTATTGCTGATAATACTTGACCAGTTACATATAGTATCAATCCCCAGTTTGTTTTCTTCTTCCACCACGGTCGTTTTTCTTCATTCATAATTATTTCGGCTTATTCCCAGCCGCCTTCCGAACTTCATTCCATTTCTTTTTCATGTCTTGAAGTTCTTCTTTTGTAATTTTACTGTCAGTGGTTGCATTACCGATACTGATTAATAACCAACCAATCGCAATCAGTACGCCTGAAATCCAGTTTGTATATTTTGCAATAACGCCGATTGCCAGAAGTCCAGTTATAATAAATGCAATAGCTGTTCCGCTAATCCAAGAAGTAATATCTTTAAAACTTATTGCATAAGCTGATACCGATAAAAAAATGATTGTTAATGAAACAATGAAAATTACTGTTAATTTGAATTTCATTTCACGCCTCCGATTAAAGTTTATTAGTAGCTCTTGAAAGGTCTGTAACCGCTGTGGCTTTTATAAATATCGTAAAAAGATTCGTTCAATGGTTCTTTCTTTTTCTTGCCTCGGGGTTCAAAAGGTTTACGCACAAACAATGCACGGCGTTCACCCTGTTCGAGTGTACGTTTAATATCCTTCCCCGCAAGGAATCCCGGCACGAACACACCGGCGCCGCTCGTTAAATTTTTGATAGCTTTCCTACTTGTATATTTATCTTCACTCCATATGTCACGGAAATTTAAAAACATACCTACCGCCGGACTTGGCCTGAAACTAAGAACGCCAAGTCTAACCTTTGTTATTTTTTCTGTCCCTTTGCCGATAAGACCCTTGAATCCACTTTCTTTTTCAAATATATTTGTTCCCTCTTTATCAGGGTCATATGAAAAACCAACAATATCACTGAAGTTCATGCCTGCTTCTTCAAATATTTTGACAGCGAGACCGAGACCTATAAAATGTTTCAAAAATCCTGCCCTGACATTAATAGGAACTTTATATTTGCCAGTGGTATCGAATCCGGCTGTTCCTGTTCGTAACATTTTGCCGGTATCGGCCATATATTTAAAAACATAATTCATCGGATATGATTGTAATTTGAAAGCTGCTCCCCATAGCGGGTCCCTGAAAACAGCGGGCAGCCCGGTTGCATGATACACAAACTGCGTATGACTGGTAACATGTTCTATCCATTGCTGAACAGCTTTTTTTTCGCCTGTTGACATCAACGTATGCCATTTTGAATTTTTAGCAGCTTTAGCATCCATTCTTATTTTTCTGCCATCGGCATCTGACCAGTCTATACCGGCTTTCCGATATAGAGGATTAGTGCCTGAAACCCATGTTTTAGCCTGATAATAAGCGGCTTTAGCTGCAAACCTGACATTGAAAACCTGACTGTTGGCAAACATCTGTGCCGCAACTTCGTCAATCTTGCTATGTGCGCCCAGCATACCTTCTTCAGCTTCTAAAAACTGTGCTTTTATTGTCGGTGAACTGTCTATCATATCCTGTAATTCTTTGGGTAGTTTACGTGTACCCATAGCTTTCAGCATCGAATAGGTATCAGTATACGCATGTACATAAAAAGACTGCATCATGTTACGTATAGCAAGCGCTGGACGTGCGAATATATAAGCACGGGTAACGCTCAATCCATAAAATGATCGGGCTACTGTCAGAGGATTCTGCGACACTTTACGATTAAAATATCCCATAAACTTCTCGGTAGCCTGTCCCACTTTGCCGGTTGTTAATAATCGATAAACGGCGTCATCCATTTCACGGGCATGTTGTGTCGGTTTGCCTATTACGAAGGTATTGACATACCATGCTATATCATCAGCCATTTTATTGGATAATTCGTCGTTTTTAGACATGACCATCATGCGCCCTTTAAGAATGTCTACCGGAGTTTCCAGCCAGATTGTTTTAAGGTCTTGATGTACCATTGCTTTTAATGCTTTTCGGGGATCGAGTTCATATTTTCCTGATTCTGCTACTGCCGTATCTGTTAATTTACGTGTCTCGATACGAGGTTTTTTGAGCTGACTCTCCGGACGGATTAACCGCTCTTTCTCTGTCTTGAACGGCATTATGTCAGCTATCTTTCCGGAAAGAGCGGGCTTCATTCCCTCTTCCTTTACCTGTTTGAGTATATGAGGGAAATATGCTTCCCGATACGGTATTTTCTCTTTGCCGGCAGCTTCTAATACTTCGTTCATTCTATTGTATAAACCTAACGTTATGCGCCTTAAACCATAAACGGCATCACGTTGTTCTTTATTAAGATTTTTTGTCATTGCTAAAAATTCTTCAGGTTTATCTGCCGACTCCAATATTTTTATGAGTTCCTGCTGTTTAGCAAGTGGTTTATTTTTGAGAAAACCCTGTGCTTTTTCTTTAAATTTTACACCTGAGCCTCTATCCCATTTATCCACAAGTACATCAACAGCACGATACAGTGAGTTTTTATGTACGGCTGACATACGTGAAGCCTTTTCAGTAAAACCAAGCACTTGTGTCAAATGATTCCGCAGAAGCGACCGGTCAATAGGACGCAGGTTCTTATCGAATCCTCTGAGCGGCGTTATCTTTGTTACGTCTATGCCTTCCATGACAAATGAACGAGCTTCTTCCTGAAGCCATTGCATCATCTGATGACCTTCACCGACTGTTAAATCAGCCGATGTGCGTTTACCAGTCATCTCGAACATTTTATTGCGGTATGATTCATCTGGTATTTGTATATCTTTCCGTAATTGCTGAAAATTTTTGAACCGCTGTTTCTGTTTACTCCACGGTTCTCCTTTTCTATAAAATGTTTCGTTGATAACATCATCTTTAGGTACAGGAATTTTTCTTGTGGCGTTGACAAAAAATTTCTGTATGTCTTTTACTTTACCAAATTTCACGATCTCGAACATTTCAGAAATCATAAGTTTAGTATTCGGATTATCGGTCATATTATCCATAAACCGTTGTGCATTATTAACGGCAATTTTCTCAAATCCGGCACGCCGTCCTTTCCAGCCACGTGAACTGATACCACTGAATATTGCGCCTGTCAGGAACGCACGAGCATAATCTTCTTTCTCCATTATTTCGCCATATGCAGTACGGTTAATGGTATCAGCGAGTGTAAAAGCTACGCCGCCAGCCATCATTTGTTTTATCGGATGAACCGCTGTGAAAGCGCTCTGGGCAAACCCGAACGCAGCGCCCTGAAAGAATCCGCTGGCAGCGGCTATGCCAGCCTGATAAACGTCAGGGTCTTTCTCTTTATATTGACGTAAAAACTCCTGTACCACATCATGTACGCCAAATAGAGAGCCGGTCTTGACCACTCCGACTCCCCCTCTAAAAAGATTAGCCGTTTTGCCAGTACCGGCGGCAGCGCCATATGCTGATACCAATTTACTTGTACCGAGTATCGTTCTACCAAAAGAAGTCAATCCCAAGATACCACGTCCGATACCGCCTAACGCCCATAGACTCGCTCCGAAACCGGCAATACTGCCTGCTATCTTGCCGACAGTAGTAGACATCGGATACATTTCTTCTATATTTTGTTTGATTAGGTCAGGAGTATAAAGACGAAACGAAAGTTGCGAAGCAAACTCTTCGGCAGCCGTGCCTAAAATAACGGAGAAAGGGTTATAGGACATAGCAGGCTGTGGCGTTTGTAATTGATTAGGTTCACGATTAAAAGGCTGTTCGATAGGCATTTATTATTGTCCATAAATATTTCTTTGTTTTGTTATAAATTTTCCTAATGGTTCTTTAAGATACTTTTGTTCTAATCCGCTAATTTTTTGTTCTACTCTGCCAATTTGAGGAAATAATTTTCCCATTCCTCTACGATAACCCATTTCTATTCCTGTCCATCCTTCCGGTGCCCGCTTTAAAATATCATAAGTCAATCCCGGTAAACCGCCACCCAAACTACCACTACCACCAACACCAAAGTTTCTATCAAATATACTCGGATTAGAGGTATCGTAAGGATTAGTTAATATTTCAGGCTTTTGTTCTGTTCCTTCGGGAATTAATTCCATAGTACGTAAGCCTTGCGCTCGATTCATAGTATTGATGCTCGATATCATTTCATTTATCATACCCCGACGTAGTGGAAACAGTCTATTCGCTTCTTCGGTAGCCATGCGTATGCGAGCACTTGGAGGCGTGCTTTCTTTTATACCAAGCGCTTTCCTGTCTTTATCATATTGTTTGTTCTCGAAATCAAGAAGCCCATTCACAAAATTGCTTTTTTGTTCTACATCTGTTAAAGTTGTTTGAGTAATTATATTTTTTATGGCGTTTAAACCGTCAAAATAATTCTGTCGTTCTTCAGGAGTTTCAAACTCTACGCCCATATCGATAGAACGCTCCATTATATCCGCAACAGACGGCTCTATTCCTTCGTCCTCAAAACTTTTCAATACCTTTGTTAATACGTCTGGATTTTTTGATATTGATCTCATAGTACCCAATATATCTAACATAGCTCCTTGTCTTTGTAATTCAATTACGGCTTGCTGACCAACTTGTGTTTCCATTATTGATTCATCTTTTTGTATTTGAGTTCTTAATGCGGTTATTGTTTCTTTCTGTGCGTTAATCTCATTTGTCAATTTATCAGCTTCATATTGTACGCCGCCGCCTGGATATTTTTCACGTGCTTCGTGTCTTTGATTTGCCGCTTTTTCAGCCAGTATAGCAACACGTTCTTCTGATTCACGTGTTCTTACCAATGACGGAGCAAGTTTTCTGTTCTGTTCAAGATCAAATTTAGCGGCTTCTGTTTGTATTTCCGTTTGTTCTGCTTCGGCGGTCATATAAGTTTTATATGTCTCTGTGCGTTGGTAATCCAGTTGTAACTGCATATAATTGAAATATTGGTTTACTAACTGTGGCATCATTTGTGCCATACCATGAAATGCGTCTTTGAATGTTATAGCCATTATACTTCACCTTTATAAGGGAATCTGTTCACTAAATCTTCATAATCGATATTCGTTACTTTCGATGCCGGCATACTGTTCGGAGACATCATACGTTTATAACTGTTAGCGTATTTAGAGCGTTGACCAAGTTTATAATAATAATTAGTCATATCTTTAAAATATTTCTGTTCAGGAGTAAGTCCAGGTTTTTTCTGTGTTATACCGCCGATAATACCGCCAATAAGCGTAATAAGCCCCATAGCGATAAATCCAGCTGGAGTAGATTCTGTTGCCCAATTTAGTGCTTTGCCTGATGTGTCAAGCATTCTTCCGAATATTCCTTTTTTGGCAAGCTGTTGTGTGCCTTTAATTATATTATAATTGGCCGGAGGATTGTAAGGATCATAAGGATAATAAGTATCATATACTCCCATTATTTACCACCTCTTCTTATTTGTCCGACACCATGTGCTAAACTTCTCAGTTCATTTTTGGTTACGTTATCAACATCATCACCTAATTTGTCAATCGCATTATCTATAGCAGCTTCCCATTCTTCATCAGTTGCATCAAAGCCGACAGTTGCCATACCCGTTACTACCTCGATAAGCGTACCCAAAACCTTTATGCCTTTACCTTCCATATATTTGACAATAGGAGGATAATTAAGCACTGTCAGTATGAAATTAGCGCTTTCTTTTCGTTCCGCCGTGGTAGCATTCTTGGATTCTATCTTGATAGCCTCAAAACCTACAGCAACTTCTTCCGGCATTTTTATCACTGTTCCGTCAAGCATAACTACTGGCATAAGTGATTTATTATATTTATACTGCTCAAACGTTATTGATTTAGTGCCGCTCGGATCATAATCGCCTTCTTCATTAACTGTGATAGTGCGTTGATCAAGTTCTTTATCGGCAAGATGAGCGCTCCAGGGCATTTTATTGCCTTCTGTATCTGTATAATAAGCATTCTTAAGTTCCTCTGAAGCAAGATAATCCTGACGTGTCATCAATTCACCATCTTCAGTTTTCATCATACTGGCTTTTATCATAAGCGCTGCGTATGTCAGTCCGCTATCTTCATCAATGCCAGCCTCGAATATTGTTTTATTTTGTTCGAGATTTTTAAGAACAGCCATATATTCAGCAGGATATTCTACAGGATTACCTTCACTGTCTAATACAGGATTACCATTTTCATCAAGTACCGGCACCATTTGATTATCAGAAATGTATTTAGAGTTGGCTATTGCAGCTATAGATGCTGTATACGTATATGGAACTCCATCAGTATCGTTGAGATAACCGTAGGATTTATCAATAGTATCAAGATTATTCAGTAATTGCGCTGCTTGTAAATCACGTACCTGTGTGTCAGTAAGACCGAACTGTTCTTTTGCCCACAATAATGATTTTGCAAATTGATTCACTTGGTCGGCTCTGGTTAAGTTAAATTCCATTGCTTTTTGTAAAAACTGAGCTTCAGCAAGGTCTTTAAGGTCTACATCGAGTTCAAATCTCCTGTTTGCTTCGGTAACCATCTGCTCGAACTCTTTCCACTGCATCGGCTCACCGTTTTCATCGAGATTAGTAAAGTCAAACTGTCTAATTGCTTCGGTCAACTGCTGCATACCAAGTTCATAAGTATACGGTCTTCCAGTATCAGGATCAATTAAATTTGCCCAATCAAGGTCTATTTCATCCATCCAGCGATACTTACCCGTTTTAGGATTAATATTCAGAATATCAAATTGGCGTGAATTTTCCAGCAAATTCTCCCGTGCAAATTCCACGTCATACGGCAATCCGGTATCAGTATTTATTTTTAGTTTTTCCTGAAAATTCAATTCCATCTGTGTGCTTCCTGTACCGGCTTCCTGCGCTGCTTGTACCTGTGCATCTGCATTTATTTGCGCCACCTGTTTTTGAGTATCAGCTTGTAACTGTGCAACAGCCATGTCTTTTTCATAACCTGACATTGTAGTATCAGCCTGTATTTCTGCTATGCGTTGACTGGTAGCTGAATTTAATATGGACACCTGTTTCTGTGTCTGAGAATTAAGTTCGGCTATTCTTCGTGATGTCTCAGCGTCAAGACCGGCTTTAAGTAATGAAGCCTCTGTTTCATTCTGACTAAGACCGCTCTGGAATACTCTATTCAGTTCATTACCTATCTCAACGCCTACCTGTTCGTAAATACTAAGCGTACCCGCTGCTATTTTACCGGCTATGTCAGCGCCATATGCCTCGCCAGTACGCATCATTGCGCTGGTCGTTGCGCTGCTTGCATACTTACCGGCTTTCTGCATTTGCTTTTCTACTTCTGTCAGCGCAAGTTTTAAATTTGCTCCCGCCGGTTCTGTTACTGATTTAGTCAATAAATCAACGCGTTCCTGCTGTAATGCGGCTATGCCTTCAGGCGTGAGATTGTACGGTGTTTCTCCTTCCATAAGGTTATATTCCATGAGACCTCGTGTATATGGATTCATAACCGTGTACTCACCCGATTGAAACTGCTTCATTAAAGTATCAGGTGTAGTATAATCACCGGCGCCGCCTGTTGATTTCATAATACTTTCATAAATATCACCGAATGACTGCGCCTGATAAGACATATTAGGCTTTTCATAGACATTACTGGTTGGCGCAGGCGTTTTTGTTTCAGGGAATATTTCATACTCTGTGCCGGTTAGCAGACTTTTATCAAAGCCTTCAGGAGCGCTTGCCAGCCATGTCTGATAATCTTCATAAGACATATCCGGCTTATACTGTGATATCCAGTAGGAAGATGGGTCGAAATTTGTAGGGTTCGGAGTCTTTGCAACGTATGGATTAGTTTCAGCCGGTCTATCATATTGCGTACCAGCTAACTCATTTATATTGAAGCCTTCAGGCGCTCCTGCCCGCCAGTACCAATAATCTTCATCCGACATATCCGGCTTATATTTTGAAAGCCATGTAGCCATATTCTATATCCTTATAGAAGGGGCATGGATAACCATACCCCTTTATTTTAATATCAATTATTCAGGAACTTCTTCCCAAACAAAATGGAAAATTAAAGATGCCGTTCCGCCAATACTGTGATAAGTTAGGACAGAACGATCAGGAGGAAGAATTATACTTCCCTTTAAATCAATAATAGCAGGGCCAACCTGTACCTGAGTGCTTATAGCTCCCTCCATAGTAGAACCACAAACTCGTTCCAATACGGGAGTGCCAATCGTAGCGCCATCATCGCAATAAGCGACTGATGTGCCTGCACCGTAAAAACAGCATCTGGCAGTAAGAGCGGCCACCATTCCGGTATCATCCGCAGTCATTAATCCAACAACGCCTTCGGCTGGATTAACTACATCCGTAGACCAACCAAACTCGTGCATGATAAAGTTCTTACCGCTACCGGCAGGATTACACACGCCGAGACCAGTCCAGGTTGTAGCAAGATTTGCCGTTACGGCGACAGCCGCCTGATTAGCCACAGAAAATAATCTACCTTCTTCGGCAGCCCTTTGATACTTACCACCCTGAGATAATGCTATTAACTGTTTAAACTGATCGCCTTCAGCGGGCACATTCGATCCTGTAGAAATGTTTCTTAATGTAAACATTTGTTTCTCCTTTTGGTTGTTATTGTAATGCTGTGTGCATTGCATATATTAATGTTAAGTCTTCTTCCCACGTCCCGTTATACCAGATATACCGAGCGCCTGTATCAATTTCGGTTATCATAGTACCGACAGATACTCCGGTAGTTGGTTTCACATCACCCGACAAACAGAGAAATTCTTCTTTACGCTCACCTGTACGTATTACTGCCATTTTATGTTCTCCTTATTATAGTAGTTCATTCGTGCCTCTCATAAGTTTTACTATTCTTTCAGAACGATCTCCTACCTGCCCATACCATTTACTTTTCTCTGCCTGTAATGCCGCTTGTTCCCAATCGCCTTCATTTATAGCCTGTATCATCTTCTTGAATTTCTTAAAAGCCGGAAGACCGATGTTAAACATCATATCAATAAGTGCGCATTGACGATTTGACGTAAATTTATAAAATTCATCGAATACAATATACAAATCCTTTATCGCATCTCCTATATCATCCTTCAACATTTGAAGAGCCATATTCTCAGATATGCCTTTGCTATCAAGATTATGACCATATCCGATAGTGAGTTTTCCCTCCGTACATCTATATGGGAATAATCTTAATCCTTCATTTCTCATAATCATATCAAGTAGTTTATCATTAATAGTCAATTCAGTATTTTCCTTTTTTCTTATAAATAAGTGTAGCCATTTTGAGAATACCATTATTTCTTTTTCCCATTTATAGCCAAATCAACTTTACTTTCAAGCCTTATGCAGGTATCAGATACTTTTTTAAATTCACCTGTTAATATTTGTGCTGTCTTTTTTATATCTTCTACATGAGTCTTCAATTCAGTCCGTCTCTCATTACATAAGATATCAGAAACCTGAACTCCAATATTATTAGTATTTTCTTTTATACGCTTACTATAATCATCAAGTCTATCAATATTGCGATCAATATCTTTTTTAAAACTAACTCGATTGACCATAATATTAATGATAAAACCGAATATAATAACAAGAATAGTTACATGCCAGCCTTGAATATCTTCAAACATAATGACTCCCTACTTATGATTCAAGAAAAACTATTTTATTTGCTTTTGAATTTTCTTGTTCACAATTATTCTCCCCAAACTTTTATATATTCAGATTTGGTTATGCTTGCTATATTGTTACAGCAAGTAGCCCCGATACAAACCTGCCAGACGCTGCTGGGCACATTGGTAGTATGCGTTGCCCGAAGTGTTCCATTAACGTAAAATTTCACATCAGATGCTGATATAACAATCTCTAAAAGAAATCCCGTATTATCGCTTATATAAGATGATAAATCAGTAAGTTCCGTTGTAGTCCCATCTGAACTATATGCGTTAGGATTACCTGTAAGAGATACTATAGCCGCAACTTCATAAGCGGTCGCAATTAAGTCAATCACTTGAGATATTAATTGTTCGTTTTCCATAAATCCTATTCCGCATTCATATCCAGTTTGCCCCGCCCAATTCATTATTAAATAACTCTTCAGATGAATCGTAGTCACCCCATTCTTCAATGAAAATACCCTTTTATCTTTTGTATGAGCAAGACCATCATTACCTGTTGCACCACCGGAATTACATATTAAATATCCGGGCAGTGCTGCCGTATCATTCTCTACATTCACTGTGCCTGTGTTTTCAATGACTGACCAATTTATAGTATTGGGGTCAGCATCGTTGGCAACCGTATCAAAATAATCATTAAATCCAGGGAATACACCTATACCCAACAAGGATTTTTCTTCTGCTGACAATATATTAGCAATTATGGTTTCAGTATCAGTTTTTACAGCCGGAAGATCAGTATCATGAATTGCTGTAACATCTGTTCTAATATCAGCCGTATCGGTCTTAACCGCTGGTAAATCAGTATCATGAATGGCTGTAACATCTGTTCTAACATCCGCAGTATCTGTCTTGACTGCTGCTATAAGCGTTGTTATAACAGCTTCAGAAGTCTCCGTTTGTTTTCTGTCCATATCACTCATAATTACACCTGATTAGGTTCATGTATGCCATAAGCCCATACATTTACTTTACTTGCTACACTTGCCCATGCTTGTAAAGTATCGTTCGTATCGTTCATTTGTATCTTTATATCTTCTGGTCCAAGAAATAATGATTCTTTAGCGGCAAGACTGCGGTAATAAAATATGTCATTAGCCGTGTCAGTGCCTACTTCTGCGGTAGCATCATCAACCTGACAGAGATATAAATCAACGGCTGACGTATGTTGATTATAAGCCATAATACTGGTTATTGTCATATCCTCACCAGTAATATTAGTTGCCACTGTCGTAGCCGAGCCGGTTGCTGTGCCGGTTATAAGTGCTTTGCCAAGACGTTCTTTTACTACTCTCGTTACCGCCATTAATGGTATACTCCCGCCACAAGAAGTGATAAAAATTCATCATAAGTATAATCACCATAATCTATTGCAGGACTATCTTCACCGCTGTGTTGATGTCCTTCTTCCGTATCCAACGCTGAATTGATTTTCGTTACTATTTCAGTGTTTATAGTATTATGTTTTGTCGAACTCCACATAGTATAAGTATCAAAATCAGTCGTTAGATCAGTATCTATTAAAAAAGACATTTATCTGAAAACCCCCATAATCATTTGCGCTTCTATGTCTGCCATAGTGTAATTACCGCCTGATAATGACCGCGAAGTAACGCTGTCATGGTTATGGCCTGTTGATAAATTCATAGAAGCATTATATTTACCTACTATTTCGTTCTTCATGGTGTTTTGAACAGTATAATCGAATGCTGTACCTTCTCTTAAACTTGGCACAAGACTTAAATCTATCGCCATTGACGAAGCTGCCATTATATTACTCTCCTTACTCTGTGCATTTGATAAAAAAGTTCACCACCTGAAAAAGCTATGCCGTCAGTATCGTTAGCTCCTTCACAGTTTATTTTGAACTGTATGTAATTAAAAGGACTGTTTATACAAATAGCTTTTGGCAAAGCATATCTTGCTCCCCACAATGTATTACCCCATGTCTGACGTTCGGCGCTGCCTATATCATCATTCCAGAAAGGTATAATATTGCCATAATATCCTATATTTCGGCTGAGTATTCTACCGTCTGTTATCCATTTTATATCGATAGAATCATCTTCTTTTTGAAACAGCATAAGTGATAAATCACGAGCACGTTTTGTCAAACCGAAACCACCAGGATATTGCGGCCCAGTTAAAAGTGTAAATTCAATATCATTATCGGCAGCCACGCCTGCTGACACCGATTCATCTTTATATTGAAGTGGCTCTTCCATGACGTACACATAACCATTGGAATCACCTCTGTATATTTTCATTTCCTGCGCTGTATAAGGTGTACCGTCGAGTTCATATTTAGTTGTTGTATGTAATACTTCAGCAAGCGTCAACGGTTCATAAACTTCACCCTCTAACCAACCAGACCATACGTCATACATGCCGAGTTCGCCTTTTGATCCTGACCGTAAAATATTATAAACTAACGTCTCGCCATTACCACCTTGTGTAGGTGTGCGTATAGCAAACTGAAGTTCATTATGTTCAGCATCGTATACCGTGACATTATCGGCTGCTCCTTGATGGTCGCGATACCGGTTTACTATATTTTTATCAATAGGAGTAACTTCAAGTCCATTATCGATAGCAGCTCTTAAAACTCCTTTATAAATATGTGATTCATCAGAAAAATAAAGTATATTACCGACAGTACGTATCGACCAGTGAGACGATGTGCCGTATTCATTACTGACTGTTATTTGTGCGCTGCTCGAACTGTCAGGATCGGCTTCTGTTATAATATTCGTTGAAAACTGCTGGAATATAACACCATAATTGTAAACGGTGCCAAGCCCCATAACACGGTCGCCTTTAGGTGATTTGATTGTCCAGTTGACAGCCACATCTCCAGCGCCGGGCAGCCAATCAGTGCCATCTTGTATAGCTGAAATATAAATTTTATACGGATCGCTGTCACAACCCGCGGCAAGCATACGGTCATCATAAACCATAATATATTTAGGCTGACAATCTGTCCACGGGTATTCACCTGCGGAAACCGCATCAATAGTCGTACCGTCATATTTATAAAAATTAGTGCCATCAGCCATGAACATAAATGAAATTCCGTTCTCATCCTGAAACGAACAAAATGTAGGACGTGTTGTTACATTCGTATCGACTAATTCGGTCGGTACACCGGTATCTACATTTATTTTATATAAAAGCGTACCTGCTTTGACTATTAGTATCTGTGTCGTGCCTGTGCCTGACGGTCTGCGATAATCGTAAATACCGGTTACAGCACCGTCGAGAGCGGTAAGATTAAGCGCACGGCTACCCAGCCGTGAATACGGTATGCCATCTTCCGACAGATGACAGTTTTTTATAATCGAAAACTCATAACGGTTCAATGAAAGCACATCATTACTGGCATTCATGCCGTATAGCGGACGTGGTATGTTGTGCGATCGTAAAGGGATGCTCATTATTTTTCTTCTTTCTGGCGTATCATTTCAAGAAGATTATCTTTTTTCGGTTTACCTCTTAATTCAGGATACATCGACTGCACCACTGTCAGTAAATCATAATATTTCATATTTTCGTAATCAGGTTTTGCAGGTTCGGTAATTACTTCCGGCTCTTCTGGTTCTTTTACTTTTTGACCTAATAAAGCTGTAAGTGTTGCTACCTGTTGAGCAAGCTGCTCTATCTTTAATTTCATGTCGTCCGGTGAATCCTTTGAGATTTGCTCTTTATATTTTCTTTCACCCAATATAGCTTCTACGCGAGGATCGGTTCTCAAAGGATTATAACAGGTCGTTCCCTGATGATCCCAGAATGTTCCCGGAAGTTTCACTGTCTCGCGTTGTGCTTTATCAGCATTTGCCGTGTGACTATCACCGACTTTAGAATCATACGATACTGAAGTTTTTATCTGATTCAGTGTATTCCCGGGTGCCGGAATATTCCCATCTTCTTTATGTTTATCCATGTATATACGCACTGCTTCTGAAGTTTCAACTGGCATTTTATACTCCTTTTTTTAACGATAACCAACTTTTCGTATTGTTTCCGGCTGTTGCGCTGCCGGTAGTTTTATATGTTTAATTATGTCATCTATTTGCTCTCTGATTAATAACCGTATTTCCGAAGTATCATCATCATTGCCCGCCTTGATAAGTCGTGCGCCGATATTAGGAATTAATTTGTGCATTCTGTCAGGCAATGAACTCAATACTTCAACCGTACTGGTACTATCAGTCGGCGTTGTCGTCCATGCCGGACTTATTGTTGCCGTATAAGTAGCTGCGACAAAACCAGTTATTCTGCGTGTTTGAGCGCTAAAATATGATCTCATACCATTATAATAATCATTTTCAAGTATAATCTCGCCTGCTGTTGGCGATGACGGAAAAACGACTGATGTTGAAGTATTGCCTACCCCGACAGTACCGTAAAATAAACCGACCGGTCTGCGTGTATACCATACTCTAACTGTTTTATTATTTTCCTGTTTAGGAAATTCAAGATACTGGTCGATAACGCTCCATACTATACGTGGCGTTTTATGTAAACTTTCAGCATACTGCATTCTGTCGAACCAATCAGAAAATCCGGTTGTTCTCGGTGAATCAGAAGAAGTATAATCTTCTATCATTAATATTTTTTCATAATTATAAGGTATGCTATCAGGTATGAAATAACGTGAAGCGCCGGTAAGTGTCAGGTCAAAATATGTGGCAAGTATACTGGGACGTTCATCAAGTATGACATCAGCTATCATATCTTGAGCATTATCTAAATACATCATTTCAATATCAGAATCAAGAAATGAATCTTCAGGGTCTTGATTCGACTGTATGCGCATTACTTCTATCATGCGTTGCACGGTGTGGATCATATTTTATTCCTCAATAAATACGAGCGTATTGCCTGCCGGCATAACTCTTTTGAATTTATTGCTCTTTATTTCATAATAGTAATCGTAATTTTTCCATGTTTTCGGTAATATGCCTTCATATTTTCTTACCATTGAATTATGTTTGTTAAGATCGGTAATTATCTGTTTGGGCATTACTACCATGTCATCATGAAGGATAATATCCTTTGGATTATCAGCAACGCCTCTCAGTTTCAGCGTGGCATTCTCAATGAGTACATACATTATCTGAATCCCGGTGAATAAGGTATTTTTGATTTTCCTGATAGTACGCCCATTTGACGGGCAAGCATCTGGATAGGTCTCCGCATAGCCAATCCTACCTGACGATAATAATCCTGATCGCTTTTCTCTTTCGATTCTTTTACTTTACGGTCAGCTTCTTCCATTTCTTTCATATAATAAAAGAGTCTGTTATTATACCATTTCAATTTACGTAATTTATCAAAAGTACGTCCATCAATAGGTATACTTTTACCATTCTCATCACGTACTGCCATGAGTATAGTAGGTCGGCGCCCCTCAGCATGATATATTATTAACCACCGGTTTCTCCGGTGATCCCACTTTATGTTAAAATGTTTATCGATTTGTTTCAGACGACGTATTATTTTTTTGTCAAGCGGAGGGGCACCCATATTTATTTACCCACCTTTTTTTCTGAACCGGCTTTGCTTTTGTAATTGAGAGCGCCACCAGCTACATCTTTGCTCATTCCTTCAAGCTGTCCGTTAGCTTTCTTACCCTGGGCACCGGAAGGATGACCGTCATTTTTGTTTCCGTTTTTCTGTACGTTTAACATATCGTACCTCCTTTAGTAAATGGTTTACTTTATAAAACTAATATTATGTAAATAGTTAATTTCATAAGAATTAGGTAAAATATTTTATTTACTTTTTTCTCCTTTATTTTTAGATGTATCTTCTGGTGCAGGAGTAAGGTTTGGTCTTTGTTGAGGCGGCGGCGCAAACCTGAAACCTTCCTTTGACAACTCGTTTGCAAGCACTGGTAAAATATGCGTTCCGGGAACGGTCTGATTGAAAAGCATCTGCATCCTGTTTTCCCGCTCTTTTAGTGCGAGATAATCATAAGATTGCCATAGAAAACACGAAACTATTATCCCCGTTACGACAACAACTAATCCGATAACCCCGATAACGGCCGCTGTAGGCGTAATTCTAATATCTTGCAATTTATCCTCCTTCTTCACTCATAGTGTTTTCTATATGTTTTTTTATATCCTCAATAAGATCAATAAAATATGCACCAACTAAAACTTTGGCTTTTAAATCTTCTCTCATTAAGACACAAAGTTTATGCGCATCTTCGAGTTCTTTTATTTGCTTTTCATTCATTTTTATTTATTCTACTGTCTTGAGTTTTGTTATTACCTGATCAAGTATAGTAATATAATTCAAAAGATTTGTTTTTATTCTTTCTAAATCTTCAATGGTTAATATGTAAATTTCAGGATCGACTTCAATCCCTGTTTCCGTATCATATTGTTTTGAAAATATCTTGAAAGAATCATTATCTTTCTCAATTATTGCCATACCATTCTGATACCTTTGAATAATTTTCTTGACCAAAATAATATCATTTATGGTAGTATCAATATTCTGAAATAATTTTGGTTGAGAATACGCAGTAAATGCGAATAAAACAATTAGAATAATTAATATGAACTTTTTCATTTTCATTTTCCTTATGGTATAGAAACTATTGTATGATTAGCTTTATAAACATATAAAGAATCACCAGTAAAGGTAAAGGCTTCTCCACCTATCCATCCAGTTGTATCAGGCAGAGTTGAATTTAACTTGAATTGATAAAATAAGGCTGTTATTTTATTTCCAACCGCTCCTGAACTATCCGCCATTGCTATAGTAGGATGGGGACTTACAGGAAGAGCAGTATTGTCCTCTAAATGTCTAACTGTTGTAAATATATAGTTATTAGAGGAGCCATTTATCTGGCCTATCTTCCAAGCATCATTTGCTTCGGTAGTTTCCCATTTCATTCTTGTATCATAAGTAGTACCAAAAGAAAGATAATAAGTATCATTAAGTCTTATATTACTATATATATCTAAAAGACCGGCAAAGCGAGTATCAGCATCAAAATAAACTGCACCATCAAATTCACTTGTTCCTTCAACAGCCAAGCCGGTGGGTGAATGTCCCCATGTTG